GCGGTGTTGCCCACCACGGATAGCGTTTGAAAAAGCGCCGATTATAAAAATAAGGATGAACATTACAAGGTTAGCAGTCATATTTAACCCTTAAAGTCTGTATGAAACATTTATATTACCGGCGTCGAAATTAACACTAGCGGTACTTGTTATAACAACGTCGGTTAGGGTATCGCTTAGATGTTTATTGCCACACACAATAGTCATTATGGCACTGCCGGTTTGACAAACCACGCCATTCCACGTCCATTTATTAGAAGAAGCATCCATTAGCTCGAATGTCACATGACCATTATAGGCTTGTGCGGCATTTATAGGCCCTAGTGCTACGCCCGTAAAATTGGTACCTACATCAACTGCACTTGCATCGGTAAGATCAACATATCGCCCACTATAGCCAGTCGCCTCCGTACCCCCTGCGTCGGCAAATCTTATTATACACGTCGCCGTACTAGCCCACGAGACACCATCAAAATGGACGGTGAATTTCTTTACACCAGCGGGGATAGAAGAGAACGTCTTAGTATTACCACTGGTTGTAGATTGAGGCGTCATTATTACAGTTGAGCCAGTTGGTAACGCATCAATATACGCCTTAATGCTTTGCTGGGTAGCAAGCGCAGTCGCGCTATCAGAAGTCAAATCATCTTCATCAAGAATATCTATTAACTCAGGAACACCGTCGCTAGCCGTTTTTCGGCCCACAACCTTTGCATTAGTAGTCGCATTAATATTAGCAAGTTTTGCTAGCGTCACTGAGCCATCTGCCAGCACAGCGCTACCAGTACGGCTTAACCATGCACTTGTTGCTGAGTCACCAATAATATCAAGTATCACATTAGTAGTATTAATCACCAGCGCCGCAGTGCCGCCATTAATAGTATCGCTACCCCCACGGTTAATTGTAATCGTATTTGAACCCGCAACACGCGCAAAAGCAAACTTCATATCCTCGGCATAAACAGACAGCGCCGATAGATTAATTACCACCGCACCGCTAGTAGTATCCACCAAGAACAATGTTCCCTCTTCGCCAACACTAGGCACATAAGGACTATCCCCATCATCAATAGAATCAACATTGTTATACATGCCAGAAGCAGCCGCAGCCACCGCCGCAGCCGCAGCCGCATTAGTAGTAACCACATCAGCGTTTGTGCTAACAACATCAGCCGCCGTAAGGATAGCATCACCCGCCGCGTCCTGCGCATATTTCTTTGCACTATATTCAGTGCCATCAACAGTGCCACCAGTCTTAGTAGCCCATTCTTTTGCAGCGCCTTTGCCAGCAGTGTCCGTAATCCCCGTGCCGCCAAGCGCGTAAGCCTTTGCGGAATACTCGCTATCTGTAACTACACCAGTTATCTTGTTTGCCCATTGCTGGGCTAGGCCCGCACCACCCTCAATAGAGGAAAGATCGTTTGTGCTAACAATTAGGTTACCACTAGCATCAAATGCCGCTATTTTATTAGCGCGGAGCGCCGCAGTAGGAAACTCAGAAACCAAAGCAACATTATCAACCAGAGGGAATTTTATAGAGCGCTCAATATCCTGTTGCTGCTCTTGGATTATTAGTGTTGCTAAATCATAGCTTTCCTCATGCTTCTCAGGTGAGAAATCACCCTCATCAGCATATCCAGTTGGCTGGCTAATAGGAGTGCTACCACTAATAAATAATGATTCACCCGCAATGCCAGCATCAATGAGCGTTAATACACCGCCAGTAAGGCCGCCATTTGATGGTACAAAAGTGTATCCGCTTGAAATATCAAGAACAGTGGGCGATCCGGCAGAATTATATTTGATAACAGATATTTGTGGAACGCCATCACGAACGATAACCCGAAAGCTAAAGCTAAACGGGCCAGAGCTGCCCTCAATATCAGGATAACTTATTTTGCGTGGTGCTGCCGTAAGTGCCGCTACAGTCATTTTATACTCCGCAGTTGCCGCCCTTGGTAAACGCATCTTACAGCGGAGCCGTTAAAACAGCAAGCAATTTACCGCTTAGGCACGCGAGGGCCACCAATAATACCGCGAGTGAAGTCAAACACATTATCAGGCTTAGGTTCATCACCCTCATTAACATTAGCAATATAACCAACAGGCTTTCCAAATTGCCCAAGAGGAAGCCCAGTAACCAGACCGCCCATCATAAGCAGATCCTGCGCCAGACGACTATCGTCAACATCAGTACCCTGAGCCTCTTTTGCAACACCCTGAACAGCGCGCACACTAGAGTCAATAAGGGATACAAACGGTGATATGCTTGCGCGATCATCCATAGGGTTGTCATTAAACGCCTTAATTGCAGCATTAACTGTTTGCCCCACGACAGGAACCTCAGCAGCCAGATAGCGTACTTGCTTATGCAGCGCCCAAGCCAACCAATCATCAATATACTCACCATCGCCATCATCGTCATCCGGAAGCTTGCCACGGAGGCCATCACTAATAAGATCACCGATTAGGGCGGGCAACAACATCAAAGATATATATGCAAAGAATAGCTGAGGCGCACCCGACCAGCCATGATTACGCATGATATTGCCCATTTCCGTTACTTGAACATTAAGCTGGGTATTAAAATAGTTATAAAATGGCACAAGTATTTGAACCGCTGGATGCGAAGCTTCAAGTTTTGACACATCTTTTGCCCCACGAGAAGAATGAGAGCTGCGAACCACATGATCACCATATGCAACTGCTTTATCGTGATCACCATGCTCACCAATCGCCTTATCATAAGCAGCAATCCAAGTAACAGTACCAAGCCAAACATCACTTGCGCGTAGCAGTATAGTGCCATGCAAAACAAGGAAATCCTTAACTTTTGTGAACTTATACTTGCGCCCTGCTATCTGACTAATTTCCTGAAAGACTTTTTGTGATGCTATATTATTACGCTCAGCCATCATTTTAGACGCTTTATTTACATCTTGAGTTGTTGATATAGGCGAAAGCGCATGCTTAGCAAATGCGGCGGCAAGTCTAGGATAGCCAACAAAGTGAGCAGCCACAGGCATATTTGCAAGATTCTGGGCGGCAACAGTTGCATTGTATAAAATAAATTGACGAGAAGATGCTTGCTTTAGTTTCTTAACAAACCCACGGCCCAGCATAGAGCCTTTATCGCCCGGAGCGGGAGGCGGCTCAGTTGCCTGCTTAGCAACACGCTGCAACCAAGGAAGCAGCATACCAGCATAAGCATCAGGATCAATTGCGCCCAAGTGATTTTTGAAATCTCTATGATTTATCACACGCCCAACATCACGAACAGCAGGCTCCAAGTGAATGAATTTAAGCATGCGATCAATGTGCTGGCTACCAAGGCGCAAGTCAGTTTCTAGCGGAGCTTGGTATTGTTGCACACGGCTTTTGAACATACCCTTAAAAACAGTTGCCCACATATACTGGCGAGAGTCATCAAGTATTTCATCAAGCTTTTTGGCGTCGGTAACTTGGCTCGCATCAACAATAGCTGGCCAGTATCCGCCACGAATCGTTCCGTAAGCGGTTTGAATTGGTGTATTTTCTATCTCATCAAAGCGGTGGCCATATAGCTTTTTATGAGCCTTTTGTGCCAACGGCTTTATGTCAGAAACATAATCCCAAAGCTCTTGCACAAGCTCCCAGTCCTGCTTTGTTATTAGGCCGTTTGCCTCAAGCGACTTAATTGCTTCATTATATTTTTGCCGATCAATTCCATAACCACCCAAAAGCTTTTCCAGATTACTTTCATTTCCAGTGTGCAGGAGAAATCCTATCATTTCCATTTTGTCATTCCAGATAATAGGAGCTTGCCGCCCTATATCATCAGAGCGAACCATGCCAGAATCAACCTTGTTGCGCTTATTAAGCATAGCCTTATGCTTCTTCAAAATATCACGGTAGCCACTCATCCACCTTTGATGATCCTGCAAGTAAGCATCCTCAGCATTAGAAACTGGCTGCCAGATATACTTTAAAAACGCACCATCATCGCCACGATCAATAGCCTTGACCCACAGCTCAACACGCCGCAGAGAAGATTTTATAGAGAGCAATGATTCTATTGCTTTATTCCAGTTAATAACCTGAGTGCTATCAAGTAACGGTTGCTGCTTGTGCTTGCCCATCGTTTCAATAAGCTCGCCAACAGCTTCATCAACCTGAAACTTTTTATCGTCTTTATCAAACTGCTTTAGGCTTCGCGCAGTATTGTAAATATTCTGGATGGCGTTATAAATCTGACGATATTCGCTTATCGTAAGCTCGCTTGCGGGCTTCTCGGGGGCCTGAATAACATTAATTGCAGAGGCCAAATCTTCATAGACTATTGGATCACCTTCTTTAATATCAGCCAGCCATTGATTGACATCAAAGCGCTCACCGCCAAGACCATATTTCGCCATGATATAACGAGCTGCACCAAGGAAATCAAGATCCGCACGGGCAGATAAAACCTTGTCGCTAGCGTTTACTTTTGCAAAGAGCTTTTCAGCCTTCACGCGAAGCTTTTTAAAGTCCTGTAATTCTTTGTAGATCATTTGACTGACCATTGCATTTTGCAGTTGAAACACCGCAGCATCCACATCACCCTTACGAGCAGAGCGCATAGCATCACGAATAGCTTTATCGCGGCTTATATCATAACGGAAAGCGTAGTTTGCATCACCAACCTTAATACGGTTCATTTGACGCTGAGCAGCCATTTTTGCAAACGCACGCATCCCAGAGCGATTAGTTTTTCCTTTGCCCATTTCTTTTATTAGGAGATCAAGAGCCAACAGAGAGCGATCATTCATAACAGCATCAATCGCTTCAACATGAATACGATTACCATCAAGCATATTAGGATATTTTTCGCTTAGGTTTACGCGGGCAAGACGCGCCGCAACACGCTTTATGTTGCCAGTGTTTTTTATCGCAGTGAGCATTTTTTGTTCAGTCTCATAACCAAACAGCTCCGCTGGCACTTCGGCATGCACCGCCTTTGGATTGTTAATGTCGTCCGTAAATAATGAAGCATACGCGCCATAGTTTTGACGCTTGCGGCGCTCAAGAGCAATATCAATATTAAGATCAGCCGCTATTTCTTCCGCTTTTTTACGCGCCTCAACCTCAATAACTGCATCAATATCAGAATTAGCATATACACCCCCCGAAGTCCAATCATCGCGCAGCGCATCAATGAACTCGTTTAAATCCGCATCCGAGGAAATATACCCAGCTTCCGCAGCGGCTTCCCGCGCCATATCAAGCTCAAGGCCATCTTCTTTTAGAATCCCCCGGCGCTGCTTGTTATTAATGCCAATCGTGTTTAATTCATCACCAGATTCTTTAAGGCCGCCACGGCCAACCAAGAAAGACACCAGACTTTTTGGCCGCGCACCTTTTGGCTGCAATAATATATCAATGGCATACTGGCGCATCGTTTCTGCATCCATACGCTCATTATTAAATGCATCAAGATCAGCAGCGCTAATAGGCTCAGCATAATCAGGTATTTGCCCAAGCTCAGGAGGCAGGCCAACTTCATCAGATGGTGCATTAGGATCAATATAAATACGCAGATCATTTTCACCAAGGTAGTTAACCACCATGTATTCACGCTGCTTGCTAAGCTCGTCAGTTACCTTCTCAACTTCTTTTGCATACTCACTCTTGTATGCTTGCGACTCCATACGGCGCTTTTGACGCTGCATTTCACGGAAGAGCTTTTCCTCAGCCACAGCTTTTGACTGCGCAACATATTGGTTTAGATTCACCATGGCAGAGTCACTAAGATTCAGGCCCTTGCCAACATCTAGTATGCTTAAATTCTTTTGCTCAACCGTTGCAATTTCCATTTCTGATGCAAGCCAGCGATCAAATATTTCTGATACAATCGGATTAGTTTCAACGCCAGATGCCTTAGCATCACGGTAAATTGCTGTAAGCCATTCACGGAAACGGGTGAACACAGCTTTGAGCTTTTCGCTTGGGGCCTTGCCTTCGCGCAGATAGCCTTCAAACATGCGAGCAATTTTTTCTTCTTGCTCAACAGTGAAGCGATCACTATTAGCGCCCGCCTCAGTTTTTAGTGTTTCCCAGTCAGCTAGGATACGCTCTATTTCAGGATTACTCTCGCCAGCCGCTATGCGCTCGCGGGCCATTTCTGCGTACTTACGGTGCATCGCTACGCCAAAGTGAGCAAACTCATGAGCAGCAGTTGACATATTGGCATTGCGAGTAAATACAACCGTTACGCGGCGTAGCGCCTCTTTGAAGTTTTTAGTGCGAGTGAACTTAATAAAGCCGCGCTCACCATCTTCATCAACAACCTTAGAATCACCAAACGATTCTTTAAATGCTGGCGTTTGTGTTTGATCACTTTGCGATAACACCTCTTCTTGCCCAAGGTATCCCTCAATAACCGCACGGCTACCATCATCAGCTTCCACATCAAGCGAGAGCTGGCCATTCTCATCCGTAGAGATGCTGGCCTGCGGAAGCGTAACCGTAGCATCACCAATATCAAGCTCAGTAGGCGCAGGATAAAGCTGATCAAATACAGCGCGGCCACCAAGCTCACTTGCTTGCTCAGGCGTAATGCCAGCAGCTTCCAGCCGTTGAGTAAAAGCACGCACAGCTTCGCGCACTGGCTCGCTCAGTACATTCTCGCCCTGATCATTCTTTTCATCAAGCCGCGCAATATCTTCAAATAGCGCATCAATGTTTGAGCCTTGGGATATTGTTTGCCCAGCTTCATTCTGCGTTTCAAACGCAAGCAGGCTTTCATTTGATTCCTGTAAAGGATCAAGTCCAAACGCAGCCGCATCACGAGCAATCTTGCGTGCGAATAGTGGCGCTACAGTCTGGCGTTCAGCACTGCTACGGCCAGCCTGTTTCATGGCCCGGCTTACTTGTTTTTCCAGCGCTTTAAATATTTCTGGATCAATCTGGCTTTGATCAGCTTCCGACTGGCGCAACGCTTCAAGCGCCTGCGGATTATCCATGAGATATTGCTTTTCTGCTTGTCGCTCAGCAACGCTTTGATCGGCAGGATCAAGCTTAATGTAAGGAGCCAACGCATCAGCCTGCTCATAAGGAGCAATGAATGTGCTGTAATCAGCCTTTTTTATTGCAATGTCAGAGCCAGAAACTATAGCGGTATTAATATCATTTTGCAGATCGGGCGCAGCATTGAATAGCGCATTACGCTGCTCTTCTGTAAATACGCCAACCGTGTCAGCTATTGCATCAGAGCTAATGTAAAACTTTTCATCGCCAGCTAAGCTGCTTATTAAGTCATGAAAGGCTTCCGGGCTACGCTGAAAGAGCTTATCTTCACGCACCGACTTATTAAGATTCTGCGCATATTCTTGCGCCTGCTCAGGCGAAACATAATTACCACGCCGAACCGCATTAACAGAGCGAACTGTTGCGCCCGCACCACTAATAATAGTACCCATGGCAGTGCCACCATAGAACGCCTCACCCGTTTCATTAATTCGCTCACCAAAAGAGGGGCTTGCAAACTTTCCATCCGATAGCTCTTTGCTCAGCTCCTCAGTGATAATTTGAGTCACTTGCTGAGCCGCCTCAGTTGCGCCCTCAACCGTTACACCAGTAGAAAATCGTTTTCCTATACGAGCAAATGCTTGTTTCATGCCCGGCGTGCGCATAGCTTTTTTCATTCCGCCCAGAGTAAGATTACCAACAACCTTATCAAAGCCGGGAATATTCTGCATAACCTTGCTAAAACCAACCGTATCCAGTCCTGCATTAAGCATACCAGCAGCGATAGAGCCGCCTATACGAACATCACGATCAAGGGGCTGGCCATCATCCCCGCGAATTTGTCGTAGCTCATTATTTATTAACCGCGATTGTTGCTGGTAGTTTTCATATGCAGCGCCTACGCGACCACCTAAAATAGCACCACCCGGCACGGTAAATATCTCTTCTGGAAGGAATAGTCCAACACCCGTTGCATTACCAGCCACAAAGCCCGTACCAGCGCCAACAGCAGATCCACCAAGACTATAGGCCGTAGTGCGCCCAAGCTGCACAGAGTTTTGAGCAGTAAGGTTTAAACCATCACTGATAAAGCCACCTGTTCCGCGTTGAGGACGGTTCCTTGCCATTTCATTCATAGCATTAAGCTCAGCCTCAAGCTCAGGCGTAAGCTCATTATTCATATCAAAATCGTTTAGCTCTATAACGCGCTGAGTATCAAGACTGTCCTCAAAGCTTTTTGGAATATCAGTAATATTCTTTTTCCATGTCGCAACGACGCCAAAATCATCACCAACTAAAGGGCCATGCTTTTTCCAGAAGGCTTTTGCCTCCGGCGTTTCGCCTAGAATACTTGCAATATCATATGAGGTTAGCTCATTAACTTTCTTTTTAACAACATCACGATTACGACTCACTGTATCAACAGGTATGTTTGAGCGCTTTGACAGCGCTAAATCAGCAGCGTATTGATCCGGATCAACATTGGCAGCACGAGCTATTGCTCCCCCCGCCTCTTCATCATCACGTTCAAGAGTAGACTGTTTTAATGCTTCATAAAAATCCATTAAATACCAGACTTCCAGCTTATAGGATTATTTGGATTATTATATTTATCTTCGATACGACCAGCAGATTTTTCACGCTCATACAATTTTACAAGATTTTCTTCTGTAACAGGCAAGCCCTCAGCGCGGGCAATTATTGTAAGCGCTGAAATAAGGCGACTATAATCAAGGGCAACCTCTTCAATGGCACCCTCTTCACCAGTACTAGGGTGTCGGCTGTAGTATTGGCCATCCGGTTCTGGTATTCCGTCAATTACAAGCGAATCGCCAGAGCCAAACCAACCAAAGCCATTATTCAGCTTTTGCTTATCAGCAATATTCTCAATGTCGTCTGCTGTTGCTTTTTTCCCAGTGGTGCGCTCAAAAGCATCAATGCCATTATATAAAAGCTCGCGGAAGTTATTAAACTTTTCATAATCTTCTTTGCCCTTCAAAACCTGCTTGCCTGTTGCCAACATAACCGCACTAGACATTTGCTCTTCAACAGCGCGGCTTTTTGCTTGGCCCACAGGATCAGCCTGCAACTCAATCAAACGCTCAACTTGTGCGGGCTTGAACCGCCAGCGGTATTGCTCCAAATCAACTGGCGCACCAAAGCTAACCTGACGAAGCACGCGCTCATATTCAATTGGATCATAGTTTTTAGCTTGACGCTCCGCTTGCTGCTTAGGACTCATCCGGGCCAGAACACTCATAGGAGGGGTTTCACCAGCCGCATCATACTCAGCAACCGCACGGCTAGCATCATCTTCGCCGCGCTTGCGGGCAGCAATAACACCATCATAGCGCTGCTTATATAGGTTCTTTGCTTTCTGCCTAGTGGTAGAATCACCATCCGAAGCATCAATGCGTGCGTTAGCTTCTGATATGCTCATCATTTGCCCGCCAGAGCCACTGACCTGAGCAGTTACACCCTGCAAGCGGTTAATCCAGCCATTATAGTTTGTGCCATATTTCACAGGGTCTTTTTCAGCAAGATCCGCATAAAACTCTGCTTGTAAATCAATGAACTTTTGTGTATCGCCATCAGCTCTTTTCAGCAATTTCTTAGTCTGCTCAACGCCAGATGTCATAGCAAAGTTGAACGTAGGCAGTCGCATTTCAGGCGACATATTGTCAATATCAAGCTTGTCGTAATAACGATCCTTGAGGTAGCCGATTGCCTCGTCCTTAGTCATAGATTCAAGCTTATCTTTTAGATCCGGATTGGCCGCTGCATTAATACCGTAGCGCGCTATTGCACCGTTATTATCGGTAACAAGCTTCTCGCCCTCGTAGTTTGTTACGACAAAATCAATCACGCTACTTGCATCTTTTACAACATCAGGCGCAGATACATTATTCACAATATCCCTTGCGTTAATATCCTCCTCAACCGCGCCTATAATTTTTTGGCCACGCACAAAGTCGTCCGCAGTAAACTTAGTTCGGTTGTCACGAAAATATTTTACCGCGCCCGCTTCATTTTTATCTGACATTACAGCCAAAACATTGAACCGCGCAGTAGACATGGCCTTGAATTTATTAGATGCTATCTGCTCAGCTGAGTGACCATTGCGCTGCCCAGATAAGGCAACAACGTCACCAACATTATTTATTGAGTCCTCAGAGGTTTTGGGATCATTCCAATATAGAGTTGCTCGCTGCGTTCCAGAGTCAATAGCCGCATCGGCTCTTCCTTTTGCGATTGCATCCATTTCGGTACGCTCATGCGTTTGCAGCCGAGGCTCTATGCCCCCGCGACGGGATACCGTCATTTTATCAAGCATGAAGCGTTGCTCATCATTAGCAAGGTTCTTGCGATAGTTTGTTGTGAAATCGTCAAATTCTTTTAAGGTTCGCTCAGGCAATCCAAGAGCATTTTCACCCTTTTGCGAAAAAGCACCCTTATCAGGATCAAACAATGTTTTTGCCTCAAGCTCATCATAGGCACGCTGCGCCTCAATCATAGCAACTTCATTGCCGCGCTTCCGGCCTTGATCGGCAAACTGCCCAAGCGCCTTGCCCGCCTGACTAAGCTCAGCACCAAAGCCAACCTGTTGTGGCAATTGAGATACAGAGCCTCCGTTTAGCGGCCTTGTTTCAACATTCTTTTTTAATACTGGTACAGTTGGCATACTTTACTCTTAATTAAATAACGTGTCGTAGTTACTAGATGCTCCACTTACTAGCGTTGTTCCAACTGCAAGTAAGCCATTTCTTCCGGCACTTCTTGCACGACTGCTATAAGCAGCGGCAACTTGGCCATCACTAGCAGCCCCCACCTTGTATCCATAAGCCTCGCGCTCAGCATTATTTAATACAGTCAAAGCGTTTTGCTCACCAATACCAGCATTTTGCTCTTCAAGATCAAGATTAGTACCAGTGCCAGCTAGGAATCCGCTGGAGCCTGCGCGCGCGTTCAATGAAGCGGTTGCCTCACGAGCCTCTTGCCGCTTGTCACCAGCCCCCTCAGCGCCACGACGCACCGCATCAGTTGCCTGCTTTTCTTTAATTTCTTGATTGGTTCTAGCAATGGCAGCGCTTTGTTTCGCATTTCCTTTTTCTGTTTGAGCCTGACTAAACGCGCCAGCCGCAGACATTGCGATAGCTGCTATTGCAAGCGTTGGTTCACACATTTTTTGCCCCCATAGTAAAGCGGTGAAAAGGCATACCCAGCGCACCGTATGGGCTAGATACGTCCTCTACTGAGAACCCAAGCCATTTGAGCCATTGTATTGCCTTTGTGTTTCTAGTGTCAATGTAATTTTCAAGCAGACCGTAAGCAGAAAAATACTTGTGAGCGCGTTTTTTGCACTGCCGGATAAATAGTTTTGCGTACTGATCAAGCTTATTACTAGCTATCATCCATGGCGTGCCAACTGGCCCAATGATTGATTGCTCAACAATACCCCACATGCATACAGGCACACCATCAACCATCCCAGTAAATGACTTATCTGATATTTCAATGCCATTAAGCATAGCCTCTTCTGGATTACGCATGGCAATAGCCCATATCTCTTGCTTATCAGCATCACGAACATTCTTTGCAATGTATTCTGCATGAGCAGCCGTTGCCTTTATTATACTAACCTTCGCCAAGAACAACCTCCGGAGTGATGCAATTAATTGTTATCGGTGTAGGATCAATGTGGCGCAAGCACACACGTTGTTTCCTAGACCAATGTGAGTTTAGCGTAATTTCATATAAATCGCTACCCGCAGGAATAGGTAAATCATATCCAATGTCAGGACTGCGGGGTTTTAGCTTCATGAACTTAGAGTCCAAAGAGTTAAAATTAATGCTCTCATCCTCAAAAGCATCCGTTGCGGCCCATATACCACGGGTTTCCTGCGCAGTAATAAATAGCTTCGGTTGATTAGTAACCTTTGCTTTCGACCCGCCACCCGGAACAGCAAGATCTAATGTTTCAAGATCCGATATATAGCCAAGCCCAGCGTGAACAACCGCAGCAGCATCCGGAATTGTGAGTGTGCCATCGGTAAACGTCAGGCCATTAACCACATTACCATCAGCAAATACAGAGGCATCCTTACCCTCAAGATGATCAAAGTTGTAAAATACTTTTTTGGCAAACTCCCAGTCAGTACGGGCAGCATTTTGATAGGCAGTAGGCACGCTTTTTGTAGCCACGGCAGTTACCACGGTTCCAGATGTATAGGCCGTTATTTCAAATCGAAGCGCTATACTAGTACCCTCGTCATTTATGTACCAGAAAACAATCTTATTTCCTACGTCCTCAGCAGTAAATGTTGACGCTGACGCTGTTAATGTCATCGACTCGCCATAGGCCCAAGTTACACCACCGCTAACAGTTATGGTTTTCGTGCTTGTGTTGCGCCCATCATACGAAAGCCCGCAATCAACAAAGAAGTAATCACGCACCTTTTCACGCTTGCGGCGGCTTGCATGGCGCTCAATATATCGCTTCGTTACACCATCAATAGTGCGGTTGCATATCTGATAAACATCATTTTCACGGCCCTCACGAATTGAGGTAACGCTTTCAAATGTGCCATCAGTATCATGCCTGTGCCAAGCATAAAACTTTTGCTCTTCAACAAGAGTGAATCCAATAAGCGAGCCATCATCTTGCACAACCCAAACGACTTGAAGCGGGCGGCGCTGGTACGTCCAATCCACAATCGTTTTGTTTTCAAACAGGTGCGGGCTGCGCGCAGTTAGATCAATACCTCCGAAGCCATCACCAGCAAGCTCATACTTCATAGAGCGTATCAGATCACCAGTGTCCTCAACATAAATTGCCGTATTTCCTATAATGATAGGCTCAACTATGCTGCAAGTCGTATTCTCTTGAACATCAGCAACAGGAGGGCTTGTAGCATCCAGAACATTATCCACACCATTAATAAGCTGGTGCGATCCAGAGGTTAGCGCTATCAACTGCTTGAGCGCCACCAGATGGCGAATAGCATTAACCTCAACAGTATCAAGATCAACGGTAAAAGCTTCATCAGCAAGAATAGGATTGCTATTACCAAAGGCCGCCCGCAGACGAACAGCACTTGACCATAGGCGGTTAGGAGCAAACGGAGTTCCCCCAACGATAAAACGCTGCTTATGATATACGCCAGATACGGGATATCCTTGTGATTCTGACCAAGCAGCCTTGGCCCATATGCCGCTAGCGACGCTTACCAGATTGCCCGGAAGCCTATTAATAACAGTAACAGTCACCTCAGTCGCACTAGTATATGCTGTGATTTCAACAATGCCAAAACCAGAGTGTAGATATTCCCACTCAACGCCGTTGTCGCCATCAGTAAGCGAACCCTCCAAGTGATCCGGCTTTAATGATCCGGTAGTGGCGGTATTTGCTGCCTTATAGTAGTTAGGCCCGGCCCTACGAATATTGGCAGCAGTAATTGATTTAGCGGCCTCCCAAGCCTTAGTGTCATCATAAGGATCCTGCTCAATATAAAATAGCTCACCCACCATGCTAGAATAAAATATATCCGCAGATGCAGTCAGTGTAACGCCCGTGCCAGTATCCGCATCAACAGTGACCGTGACATCAGAACTGTTTTTATCTTGAAACGGCCCGCCATTAGGAGTGAACAGTGCAACAGTCCAAGCTGTATTGCCCGTTCGCGTAATATCGCGCGGAAAATAATCAGGATGGAATACTGTAAGTGTATCGTTTTTGGCAGCAAAGCGCAGGCCAAATACCTCATCTGCCGCCCATGGTGTAGTAATAGTATATATACGAGAAACAGATCCACCACTACCATATGTAGAATATGCAGTAGTATCTATATCAGCGCCTTGATAGTCAGTTATCTCAAAAGTGTTTGTTGTGACATTTGCAACACGCACGCTGCGCCCGTTGAGCTGAGTCATTCCAACTATGCCCTGAATAAAAACATCATCCCCATTGCTGAAACCATGAGAATTTGCTGTAATAACACCGGGATCAGCCTTTGTTATTGCGCTAACATTGACAGCCGACTCAATAACCTGACCACCATCCGCGCAAAAACGCATATAGCCATCACCAATTTCTAACACATATGTTTGTATTTCATTAAACTGAAAGCGGTGAAGCCGGGAAACCTTAGAAGAGTCTTTTGTTTCGCCCACAAAGTAACCACCAGCACGATTGCTTGCGCCGCCATAATGACGTATCACATAATTACGCGCCGTGCGAAGCCCAATATAATAAAGCTCTTGATCAACGCGGCCATAAAGGTGAGGGCCTATCTCGCCAGCAGCAAAGCTCGGTTGATTATAGAATGAAGGGCGGCCCATGCTATGCCCTCACCGTTTCAAATTCACTGGCTGACTCTTCATCTTCTTGAGCCTCACGATTCACTTGCTGCGAAGCCTCCATCATCCACTCACGGAACCCGGCTTGCGATGCTTTCATGACCTCAGTATCAACACGAAGCGAAGGCGACACATGAGCGCCTATACCCATGATCATTGCCTGCGCAAATGTTGATGTGAACAGTGTTGGATCGGTAACGTCCTCATTGCCCACTAAAATAGCATTGTCTTGATCGCAGTATAATCCCTTGCCATACGCACCAGAAAGGCGTGTGGGCTTGAATGGTATCTTGCCGCCACGGCCCGGCGTTCTTGATGCTGGATTAATGATGTGTGAGGCAAACAGGCAATTGGAAGGATACTTGTAAAGCTTGGCCCATTGGGTAGACGGATTGGTTAAGGCTTGAAGCTCAAACTCTTTATCAGCCATACCCGGCCACAGCTTTGCCTCAAGAATTAAGACGCGAACATGATCGTACCACAAGCGGCATTGTATAGCTTCATTGCTTTTTTCCGTATCAACATTACCGATACGAGAGTTTATGCCCACCGCTGACAAGCCGAGATTGCATAATGAGGTTTTTGAATACGCTGGCAAAGCTGCCTCCTAAGTTGAGGACAGAAATATGGCTAGATAACGTCTTGCTCGCCCGTACCATCAGCCACGTCACCGTCAATTGTTTCTTCTTCGCTACCTTCATCAGGTTGTGTGTCAACAGGGATTTCGATACCGTCCTCTGTATTCTCACGCTTTTTAATGCTTTCCATTTGTCGATTATAAGCATCATCACCAAGCTGGCCAGAGCTAAGCAAAATCGGGTGAGGGTGAAGATTAGACTCATCTGCCATATGCGACATAATGGGTTTTTGTTTGATTTTCTGCGCATCAGCTAGTGGAACAAGCCACTTGCAGTTTGCATACACCTTTGCCTCATCGTCATTCAAAGAAACAATTTGATCCTTCTCAATTAAACGATATGGATTTCCAAGTGTGCCGCTTGATAAGGCTTTAAATTTCTTCATTGTCACTCCGCGTGTGCGGGCGGCAGCCGAAGCCACCGCCCAGTTATGATTAAGTAATGCTGAAACCAGCAGGATACGATTGGAACGCTGAAATGTCCTTGGTCAAGAACGCGCTGATCGAACCAGTGGTTAAGTTGCCGCCAGCAACGGTGTAGTATGTGCGTAGATAGCGCTCATACAGGCCCGCTGCCGTAAATGGCTCAAGCTTGTAATAACGATAAGTACCCACTGCCGTTAAAGCAGGAAGCGCATCATAAGTACGCACCGCAGTTGCAGAGCTAAATGACGTGTTGTCATCAGTTTGCAGCACCGGAGTTACTGTCGAATCACTACCTGAATCAGTAAATGCAACAGTTACGAGAAACACTAAGTAAAGCTCTTCACCTACGCCAATATTACGCGGAAGCTGGAGGTCTAAATAGTTGGTTGATGCAGCCGACGCAGTAATTGCCTGCGCATCAGAAAATTGTAGTTCTTTGTCTAATAGCATGTTTGCCTCCTATGATTAGCTAACAACAGCCTCAGTGTTCAGAATTGCATCACATGTGCGAATCGGAATACCGAGAAAGTTTAATTGCTTAGATTTTACGATGGTATCACCAAACTGTAATAGCGCATCCTCAATGCTTAGTGCATTGTTAGACTTGCCAAGAGCTTGAATCTTCAACATCGAAAATACAGTCCGGTTCATGTAGAACGCAAGTTTTACGCCCATAGTTCCGGGGATACGATCAATAGAGCGACTCATAAGCTTAATTAGCTCAGTAGCAGCGGTGCTTGCTTGCGTGCCAGTAATGGCGGCAAGATCACCAACGTCGATATTAGCGATACGAACGCCATATTGCCAGTTTTTAACAGCAATACCGCATTTCCACTGATAGCGATCAACGTATGCGCGGAAAGTAGCGCTTGTTTGAGTGCCATCATCATACTCAGAGCAACCATCACCAGAACCATCCTTAACAGGAGTATGCTGTAAGCCAGCCTTTGATCCCTTTGGATAGATACCATATAAACCAGCATCACCCCAACCAAGAAGCCACACCGAAGTATTATCCGTTTGAGAACCGCCTGCGCTTAAAATATTCTGGCCGTTTTCAGCAGACAGAGAATTGTAGCGAGGTGATAAACCAACGAAACGCTCAGGTTGAGAGTTATCTTGATAGAATAAAGCAGTCGCCATATCGTTATTCATGGCAGACATATGCGCTATGTTCTCAGTAAGTCGGAATTGAGCCGTGTTGCCGTTGAGCATCGCAAGGTCTTTGTCGATTGCACTTTTTTGCTCATACATTGCACAAGCTTCATCAACCTGAACGGTGGTTGACTTCGTAGAAGCAACACCTTGGTTGAACTTGCGCCATGTACCAGACGGAAGCGAAGTACGCATTGTTAAGCGGTGGCCAGTAGGCAGGTTGCCTTCTTTCCATAGCATATCAACAAGTAATTCATTTGTTTGAGTCAGTAATTCAGCAATGCCAGACTCTACACCACCATTTGGGTCAAGCCGCTTTGAGGCATCAATTAACGAAAAGAGCTGTGAGTTTAGTTCAGCCATAGAGTCCTCCTAGTTAGAAAAACCTTAGCTGTACCTTGGTGTAAGCACATTACGTTAAAAAAAGGGGTGACGCAACTATTATTACCCCACCCCCCAAGATCGCAACGGGAATCTATGTTTTGTTAGTCTCTGACACCATGTCTGGATACATAGTCGTGGCCAGATCCTTTTTAAGAGTAGTGCCTCCACCGCCAGTCGAGAAACTATCGTCACGAGTAGCCTTTGCAATATTAGTGCAGAAACGCACAAACGCAGGGTGATTGCCAAGCCCCAAGTATGATAGGCAGCCCTGAAACTCCTCAAGGTTGTCACTGCTACCAGCAAACTTTCGCACTATATCATTAGCGTCTTTGATGGATGACTTAAAGTTTTTGCCACCAATCTCAGCGTCATTCTGTACGCTATCACGCCATTCTTTTTTAATCGCATTAAACTGGGTTGTTTGATCCTTAAACATTTCAACGTGCAGATCCACGGCCTTTTGCATCTTCTCAGCCTTAGAAAGCTCTTTGTCGTCAAAGATTTTACTCAGATCAGATACCTTCTCTTTAATATGCTCAGGTATTGGCATATCATCAGGAGTCGTTAAGTCCTCAAGGTTCAGCTCTTCATCGTCTTTTTTGTCGTCGTCATCCTTGTCTTTATCAGGATCATCATCGTCTTTTTTGTCATCATCTTTGGTTTCGTCGTCAGGATTTTCACCCTCTTTCGCGTCGTCACCATCGGTGTTTTCTTCTGGATCAGGATTGCCTGTTACAAGATCACCCTCTTCCTCTACCTTATCGGCAGCAGGGGCCTCAGTTGTTTCGCCATCAATCGGAGCTATTCCCGGAGATGATGGAGATGGAGTCGCTCCCGGCTGCGCCGCTGGCGCTTCCGCTGTTGTTGTTGTTTCCGTGGTCATGGTTTAAGTCCTCTTTTGCTTCACGCATCATTAGCGAGAATGTTTCCGGGCAGAATTGATCAGTAAGAGTGAAAAGCCATATGCCCACATCACGCTTTCCACAATTGAAGTCTGTAAGCTCACGCTGGCCCGTAAATGTCTGGCCACTGAACCCAGTCTCACTCAATATGCCCCAGACAAACCGTCTGCCAGCACGAGTTTTCATTATCGAAATAAACGATTGATTAAACAGCTCAAGCCGGAGCTTCTCCTCCTCACTTACTTCATTTTCTTTATCATCAAGCACTAGAGCCACCGCCCATCATTTGAGCTAGAACATTTTCACCCGACGTATCGGCCTTGGATAATGTTTCTGCGCCTTGTGCCATAGCCGTACCCATTTCAACCGCCTGCGCAGCTTGCTGCTGCTGCTGCCGCCCTTGACGAATAGAGTCAATTGTTTCTTGCGAGGCCATCATTGTTGGTGATAGCGCTACACCATCAGCATATTGATTAATAACATCATCAGCATCGACATTATCCCAAACAGAGGGATCCTGTTTAGCGACAGCTAGATTACCCACAAAGCCTACAAAGCGCTCAATGTTACCAATACCCATGGCTTTTTGAGCTTGGGCCAGAACTGAGATGTATTCAATACGAAGTGGCATGCCTTGCAACTCTTCCGGAGGGTCAGGAAACATGCCTCGCTTGAGCATTACAGTAAAAATTCGATCAAGTAATGGATCAAGCAGCTCATCATTTAGGCGCTCAAGCACAGGGCCAAGCATCAATAGCTTTTCTTCACGCATCATATTAATTTGTGTAGCGGTAATGTTAGGCTGGCCACCAATGTCACTGACTTGAAGGAACAATGTCTTAAAGAAAGCCTCGTCAATCAATCGCTCACTACGCATAATCTCTTCACGCAGCTCATTGATATATGGATTAACCTGATACGCAGGGGCATAGCCCGGCTTACCAGTGATTAAGCCAGAGACATATGTAGTGCTGCCCGGTAAAACGCTGGTGCGCTGGTTACGCATAGAGGCATCAGCCACCATGGGCGGTGTAACATTCTTGTCGATACCTTGAAGCTTACGCTTTTCCATTAGCTGCAATGACTTCGCAGTGCCGATAGCTATTTCACCACAACCATAGCCGTATGTTTCATCGCCAAGCAGATCCCAGCGAGGGGCCATGAACGGTAGGTTGTCGTATCCGCTGCGCATGAGTATAGCCTCACCTCCGCTGCGTGATTCATCAAACCATGTGCTTGAGAATTTCTTGAATTTAGAAAGCTCAGAGCCAATTTTATAGTTACGATTAGGCTCAATTACTTGGCACACTGGATATGTTTGATCGTAATTGCCTTTATCATATGCGCTGATAACAGACTGAGAAAGCTTATCGCGTGCAACCTTCATGTCACCATCAGCAAACTTCTCAATCATTTGAACAGGAGTAAACCATACCTCACGGGATAGTGTATGCACCCTGCCCGCATGTGAAGTAGCAATGGTGAATGATCCAAGCGGGAAATCAACCCCACGAACCACGTCCTCATCATCCTCATCAATACCGATTGCAGAAGTGCCGTATGTGCCGAGTACGCCGTAGCTACTCTTGAGCCGATCATATAGATTCGAGCGGGCAAGAACTTGCCTCATCCGAACTTCTACAATATGGAGCCACACCTTAACAGGGCCAAAGTCCTGTAAGTCTGGATCAGGAGTGCCGAGCCGAAACCACGGACGAAGCGGCGACGTCACTCCTGATTGCAGTCCAGACGCAAGTGTTCTCACGGCTAAACGCGGAGAAATGTCTAGGATATTGCTATCTTGCCTCGCACCACTATTGATTAGCTCGCCATCAAAGCGTGCCGTGCGCGGTGAAAGGAAATTGCGAATATCTTTATAGATAGGAACCATGCCGTTAAGCACGTTCTTTTGAGAGCTGCGAAGGCTCTTGTAATAATTGTTTTCGTCAAGCTCCATTTTCATTGAAAGCCTACGCGCCAGTAGCAGATTTAAGACCAGTAACGGGTTGATCAATAAGTCCTTGGCCGCCAGTAACTAATGTTTGATTAGATTCAAGGGCTGACTGCTTACGCTTACGCGCAGACTCGCGAGCATTTAACGTAGATGGATCAGATTCTTGAGGCACTGGTGCTGGATCAGCAGGCAAAGCCGCTATAGGTGGTGTCTTAGGCGCAGATATACACATATCGCTTGCTCCAATAATATCTTGGGCTGCCCTTGGTATTTAGGATATTACCCTACAGGGTTGTAATCATCAAGTGTTTGTTGCGCATCTGCATGGCCGTACTCACGTTCAACAGGGCTATACTCAGTCTTTTGGTTATGCTCAGCACCATATTTAACATCTTCTAGCATCCTGCGCGCCACTGGATATGCGTGTGTGAGTGCAGATGCATCCAGAATATCAAAGCCAGTCGTATCATTAACACCCTCTTTGAGTTGATCCTTCGGCTGCATAATCATTTGATCACGCTTATGAACATATGTTTGAGCGCAGATTGCCTCTTTGAACTCACTGCTACGAGCCAAGCACGCCCCAGCCTTAACATGGTAGGAAAAGTCGTGGATCATTTCAGTGCGCTTATTGTAATACACCGGATCAGTTGCCTTTTGAGAGAACTTCACGCCAGTCACAGGATAGCCCCAGTCCTGCAAGTAGGACAGCACGCCGCTACCATAGCCACCAGTGTTATCAATAAAGATCATGTCTGCGCCCCACTTCTGACAAGCAACACCTATCACGCCTGCTATCACACGAGGATCATCAGAGCGAATAATCTTTGGCCGGAAGTAAACAAGGCCCTGCCGTGGCATGATCACAGTGGGATCACCACCGCCAAGCGCCACATCAACACCAAGTATTTTTGGCTCACGAGAATACACGTTAATAGGTATCACCCGGCTCATAGCCTCTTCAACCTCATCAGGCCCAAGCAGCGCATTGATTGATGAAGGCGGGAATTTACCGAACACATTAACCAGCACCCATGGATTATCCGCACCGTACTTCTTAATCTGATCACGCGCCCACTGGACATTGATACGCTTTGAGCGCTTAGGATCATCAGGATCCCCAGTAATCTCAATAACAGTCCAGAGAGAGGCTTCACTTGTGCAGGCGCGATACAATGGCCCGCTTAGGTGAGTAGGATTACCACATATTAGCAGCTTGGCCTCAGCATCAGGATTAACCTCAGTGCCAGCATTTGCCAGTGCGGCCTCAGCAGCGGCCATCACAGCATCAGGAACGCCACCAGCTTCATCAATAATAAATAGGATATTATCAGCGTGCAGACCAGCCAGTGCTTGGCCCTGCTTTTCAGAGTCAGAGTCACGCGACCATCTACGAGCTGACATATACCATGTTTCAGCATGTTCAGTAGATGTAATGCGTTCGGCCTGCCACCTAAAAGCACGCTTTAATAAGTTTGATTTATACTGCCATTTGGCCATTTCAGACCACAGGCCATCACGAAGGTTATCACCAGTGATTGATGTAGCAATTACTTTAGGAAAGCCACGAGTAGCGAGGTAATGCCACGCACACCAAGCAAGCACAGCAGTTTTGCCCGGCCCCTTGCACGCCTTTGCAGCAGTGCGGTTGCCAGTATTGTATGCAATCAGGAAGTCTTTTTGCCATTCATCAGGCTCAAGATTGAAACACTCACGGACAAAGGCAACTGGATCATGTCGCCAGCGGAGTATTTGTTGCGCCTCAGTTGTCGCTTGGTTCTTTGCCATCTAGCTGCGCAGCCTCCAACACCAATGCGGCGTAGCTATCAGCCACAACCTCGACCTTGGTTTCAACGAGCTTGCCATCAATGCTTTCCTCAAGCTGCTGCATAGCACGAATGTCACCATCCTTAATAGCAAGACTAAACTTCTTTAGCGCCAGCTTTTGTGATTGGCTAAGCTTACCCTCTTTGCAGTAATGCGCGAGAGTTTCATCATCCATAGCGCCAATGCGACGCACAGCGCTGCGGATAGAATTACGAGGAGACTTAGCTGCGGCCTCAGCAGGATCAGCACCACCCGGCTCGCCAAAGCGATAGCCTTTTAGGTATTGTCCGGGATTATCACTACGCTCAGCCATGATCAATCCATATCCGGATACATTTCTTTTGCCATATCCTTGCCCGCCTTATCCAATGTCATGTGGGTAATTTGTAGCTCAGCACGAGAGGTTTTATCATTGCCTTGATGCTGGCTTGTGCCAATTGAGACGACCTTGGCAACAGCGTTAATGTTCATCACCTGACCAACATCAGGCAGGCCAGTGAGGCCGAGCTTCTTTATTGTTTCATTATCAAGGTGAATGTTAAGGCCATACGGATAAAGAGGCGCATCACCAGCACCCGCTAATACCTCGCCATATCCTGCCTTTGATTCTTCCTTTGTTAGCTCCATGCTCTTCATAGTATCATCCTTCTTTATATTTGTTTCCCTTGGTAGGGAATGTGTGGCTACACTCAGGACACTTTACCATGTAGCGGCCCGGCGCAGCAATGTTTTCCTCGCTATCAAGAGTCTCAACCTCACGAAGCCCCAGATCATGCAGATCAGGCAGATCAAACATGCCACTAAGCATATCCATATCAAACAGCCCATTTACATGATTATCACGCACAAGGATGCGATCAAACTCTTCTTTGCTCAGCTCACGAGATGGAACAAGCACATGCACCTCTTCATAGCCAAGCTCGCGTAATGCCATCAGCCGTTGATGACCTCCGACAACACACAGATCATGAGTAACCTTAATGCGTGCGTGGTAGCCATCCTGCTGGATAGACTCCTTGAGCTTATTGAATTGTGACTCACTAATGGTGCGAGGGTTATGCTCAAATGGTTTCAATTCGTTCAGATGTAGCTTTTTTTCAATCCATTGAATTTCCTCAGCAATATGAGTGCTCATACAAAGCTCTTACCGAACAGGAAATGCCAAGCCAATCCGATACGCTGCTTCCAGCTATATTGGTTAGGCGAGAATATATTAATAACAACCCAGATGTGGACGCGCATAGCGCCATCAACTTGATCCTGAGTTAGGTTAAGCTCAGTAAAAGATTTATCGACAGTGGGGATGAAGCGCTCATCACACACCGTGCCCATCTGCTCACAGTACTTGCGTGGCTTGTCGTAGCTATAGTTTAGGCTCATAAGTTCCTCCGTGGTGAATTGGTTGGGCCAAGAGGAGCTGTACTTACCAAGGATCAGCTGAGGGAATTTTTACAAGTCAAAAAAACATAAAACCCTCTTGGCCCGTGTAGCATAATGCCATGAGATAATGCTCTTTACAACATATAGATTATCCTGCCCTCAGATCCACCAGATATGGCTTAGGGATAAACAAGCCCTAAAAATAGGCCAAAAAATCGTGTTGCGTATCCTTGACACCAATAAAGCAGTGTAATCCAACAATAAACGCTAAGGATAAACAAACCTCTATTTAATTGACCTGAATTAATGAAGAAACCGCTTGCAAGTGTTACACTGTACCTATAAGATCATAGGCGTACTTACCAAGGTGCAGCGCTAGGGCTTCGGCCTTAGCGTTTACATAACCATCCAATGGAGAATATAATGAGTAACTCACTAAGCATACACGATGTAACAAACATCCGGATTAAGTCACGGGAGCTGGCCAGAGCAAATGGTGATCCCTTCTTTTGTCAAGTCGTAACAATCACAGATACTAATGGAGCTGAGTTTAAGGTTCAGTGCTTCATGGATGATGATGCAATGAATGCTGGAAGCGAGGGATCATGAGTAATTACCCAGACGGTATGCCCGGCCCTCAGGATATTGAGATCCGCATACTTTGCACCAATGAAAAGTGTGAGCATACTTGGAAAGCGCCAGCAGTGCGTGACCTTGGAATGACAGACCTTGTTGAACCAGAAGATATATATTGCCCTAATTGCGGCACAGAAGGAGAATAAAATGTCAGAATATTTCATAGCTAAATTAGCGTCACATACAATGGATGATGAAGTAATGCCCAGCGTAGAGGAAATCATTCGTCAGTTTGCTGATATTGCCAGCAAGTCCGACACAGAGTCAGAACGCCAGCGCAGCGAATTGGTTGATAAGCTTATGGGGGCGCGTCATGGGTAAATTAACAAAAGACGATTTACGAACCTTTGGGCTTACCGTGCTTGGCATGGGTATTGGCTTCCTAGCGATAAGCTTTGCTGTTGTCGATGCTATTAGTTCCGATCAGGCAGAGTATGATACTGTTCGTGCAGAGCGCTCAGCTAAGTGTGAGGCGCATGCGTGGCCAAAGCCTTTTTATTGTGTACCGGAGGATCAAACCCATGGAAACTGAAATTAACCTAGCAGAAACCCTGCAAAAGCTTCATTACGAGCTTCTTGGGTACATGACAGCATCTCCAGATATGCAGAATTTTGCAATTAGCAGGCAAGAGGCGACGGTTGTTGTGGGGATCATCAAGTATCATTATCCGCGATTGGCTGGTGAGAGTAAGCCATATAAACACAAGGGGCCATCATAAAATAAACAACTATT